CCTTCGCTTCGATCAATACGTTATCAGGATTCCAGCGTTTGTACTCGTCCTTCGCGATCCGTTTCAGTTCAGGAAAGTCCCACCGCCCGCGTACGACATCAAGCAGCACAATGTTGGGCCCTGAGTCTTGGTCCGGGTAAAACACGCCCCAAGTCGTAATCACCGAGTAGTCGGCCGTTTCCTTTTTGCTGTAGGCAGTGTCATAGCTCTGGATGATGTAGTTCACGATCGGCGGAGCCTCATGAGGCCAAATGCGCCACCACTCACGCTTCAGGATCGCGCCTTCGTCGTTCGTCGGCTGTTGCTGGTACATCGCGTTCCACTTCTGGACCGACAGCGATGCCTTGACAGCCTCTAGTTCCTCAAGCTTCCAGAACTCCGGCCAAAGGGGCGCGCCACTTGGCAGGATCGCCGGGAACTCGATCACTTCCCATCGGTCCGCGCCGCGGCTTGCCTGCGCCTTGAGCAAACGGGCAGTTAGATCCTTCGTGCCCCAACGGGTCATCACAAGCACGATCGCACCGCCCGGCTGCAAACGGGTACGCGGACCGCCCTGGTACCAGTCCCACGCATTGTCCAAGGCCAGTTCCGACAGTGCGTCTTGTTCCGAGTGCGGGTCGTCGATGATCAAGATATCCGCACCACGGCCGGTCACGGCACCGCCGACACCGACGGCGAAGTAACTACCGCCTGCGTTCGTGTCCCAACGGCCGGCTGCTTTGCTGTCCTGCTTCAGCACGACGTCCGGGAACAGCTCCTTGTAGCGGTCAGAATCCATCAGGTCGCGGACTTTACGGCCGAATTTAACAGCTAGTTCTGCCGTGTGTGTTGCCTCAAGGGCCTGGAGTCCAGGCTTACGGCCCATCAGATACGCGGGCAACAGGTACGACGCGAACTCCGACTTCGTATGCCGGGGCGGCATGTTCACGATCAGCCGCTTCAATGTCCCATTGGCAATGCGATCGAATGCACTCGCCATGCGGCGGTGATGCTCACCGAGGATCGCGGACGGCCACACGTACCGCACGAAATCGATGAAGTTCTTGCGCGCCTTGTCCTGCGTCTCGAGCAGCATCAGCCGGTATTCCAGCCGCAGACGCTCCTCCTCGATCTCCTTCGGAACGGCGCTCATAGGGTCCAATTGCTTTTCATATGCGCAAAATTTTTGCACGAGTTGACAAGTTGATCAACCCGGGCCTGTTTTTCTACCGGGGTACCCCCGTTCTCTTTGGCTGCCTATTGGCCGTCTGAAATTTGGCATACGCCCGCGAAGCCAGCAAAGCGGCCTGTTTTTTGGCCCGAGTTTCGCGCGATTTCGCCTAGAGCGTAGCGCCGTGCACCGCTGCCCATTATCCCGAGAAAATGCCCGGGATAATCGAAAAATGACAAACGTACACGCGCCGGAATGACATACACGGAAACATACAAAGGGCCCCGGCCGGGATGACATACACGGCCACGGAATGACATACACGGCGCCCGGATCCCGGCCCGGCGCCGGGCACCTCGGGCCCCGGTCCGCGGCCCGCGGACCTCGAGCAGGGCTCCCGGATCCCGGCCCGCGGATCACGTACACCGGCCGGCGTCGACGACAACAGCTCACCGATCCCGAGTTGACCACGGCCGGCGCACCTCGAGCTCGAGCACCAGGGCGAACGGCACGCGGACCACGCACCAGGGCGAAAGGGCCCCGGCGATCGATACCGCGGAGAGAGTTACACGGCCCACGGCCCGAGCCTCTCGGGCCAGCCATGGCCGGGAGCGGCCCTCGAGCTCGAGGGCAGGAGCGTGGCGCGCTCGAGCACGGCCCGCGGGAGCTGGAAGGGCGGCCGGGCGATCGATACCGCAGGGCTGGCGAGAGCTGGCCGGGCGGCCCCGGGAAGGGCCGGAGAGCGCCCCGGACAGGCAAAAAAAAAGGGCCCCGTGAGGGGCCCTAAGTAACGGCCGGCGAGGGCCGGGGAGACTAAACCGATCGGACGGGCACCGTGGCGCACTTTACGCCGGTATCCGTTTCATAGAAGCAAACCCGACCGACGGAGCTGCGGCCCACTGTGTAGTAACTACCGTAACAATAAACGCGCATGCCTTGCAGCTTCAGCAGTTGGCTGATGTGGTACGCGCTCAAGCCCTTGTCGATCAGCTTCTGAATTCGGCGCAACATATAAACTTCTCCTTTCTAACCGGCGCACCATGCGCCGGGGTTTCGATTATGGGACAACGGCCGAAAAGAAAAAAGGGCCCCGTGAGGGGCCCTCGAGGGCGGCCGGCGGGAGCCGGGCCGCGTGTTAGGCGTCGACCTCATCGAGAAGGTCGCCGGCGAGCTCTTCGAATTCGACGCGATCGGCGCTCCACGGAATGCTGCGGGCGTAGGCCGTGGCGCCGGTTACCGCGTCCCACACAGTCTCAATCGGCCGGCCCTCTTCGGCCACGTGTACCGCCTTCACACGCTCGGCGATCCGGGGCCCGAAACGTGACGAGAGAAACGCGTCGACTTTCTCGAGCTTCGAAGCTTGCGCAGATCGGAGCACGTTCGACACGTTCGAAGCGCTCGCGCGTGAATACTCGAGCAGGGCCGGGGCGGCCTCCTCGAGGAATCGATCGGGAGCGCTGGCCGTGTGACGGATCGATATCTCTTCCAATTCATGCGCGCCCCAGACAATGCGGTTGGCGCACACGTAGTCGAACAGAAACGTCTTAATTTTTAGGGCGCTGGCGCCGGTCTCGGAATTGGTGACGAAAAACCCGCGGGCGAGCTGGCCGGTCTGGCCGTCACGCCGGCCCGGGAGCTCGATCCGGTTAACTTCATCGGCGAGAAAAACGAACATATCGCGATCGCCGGCGAAAAGTGTCGTATTCGACGTTGTCACCTCGGCGAGCCCGCGGCCGAATTCGCCGGGGACGCGGAAGTCTCCCGTCACGCCGTCGCCGAAGCGCTCCTCAAGGGCGCGCACTACGTCCACGTTCCAAATGCGGCCGTAACGCGGGCCAGTAGCGGCCCGGAGCTCGAGCCCCTCGGCGCCGCGCGTGAGCAGGACGCCGGTGTCGGTTGCGTCGCGCTCGACCTTGAGCCCGTAGTTCAGACAATCCGCGGCCAGCGGGGCCGGCAGGCTCCGCAGGTACGCGGCCGGAGCGCCCGAGAGCGTCGCGAGCTGGCCGAATGCCCAATTCGTCGGGGCGGCCGTGTGGCCGCTCGGGCCCTCGATCAGGATCCCGGCGTTGTCATCCGTGGGAATGACGCCAAGCTGGCGCGAACTAAAAACGGCCGCGCGGGAATTCGCGCGGAGCTGCTCGAGCTTCGCGCGCATGGCGGGCAAGCTGGTAAAGCGCTCCTCGGGCGGGCGGGTGGACCACTGGCGGGAAGCTTGCATAAGTGTCGACATGATGGAGTCTCCTTTCTTACTTTCTGGCCGGGGCGAAATTGCCCCGGCCCCGATACTAACCTAACGGAATAAAAAGTAACAAGGGGCCCCTAGTCGGGGCGGCCTAGGTCGCCGACCACGTGGTGCCGCAGGAATGAGCCCGGCGGGAGCTCGCGGGCGAATTGCTCGAGGGCGGCCACGTCATCCGGGGCGCCGGTCGAGCTAGTCCGATTCCATTGCAGCGCCACGGGGCCGCCGGCGCCGTAGCATCCGCCCGCCTTATCAGTTCCGACTCGGGAAGCTTGCGACCCATGAGCTTCGAAGACAACAACAAGCCGGCGATCTGCACCTCGAGCGCACAAGGGCCGGCCGTTCCCACACGTGGCGCAGTTGATCCGGTCCGACACTTCGGCCGGGCAACGTACGAGCCGAACATCGCCGACACGAGCGGGCCACGTGGCGCCCTTTGCTACCGTGAGCACGGCCGCGCGCCCTTTCGCCGTGGCATCGATCGCGCCCTCGAGTGTATCGGCGCTGTGATTTATCACGGTCTCCCCGGGAGCCGGCGCCGGGAGCTGCTCGGCGGGAAAATGTGAGTATGTCCACGCCGTGCCATTCCGTGGCACGGCGCGCCGAACGGCGTCGAGATACTCGGCATCGATCGATTGCGCGCCCTTCTCGGGCCGCGGGTTGAGCGGGCACGTGGCCGGGCAAGTATTGAAAACATCCCCGGATCCGGCGCGGTACGTGACGGCGATAGGGCCCGTTTTCCGGTTTGCAGACTGTCGAACTACTTTGAGCATGGCGCCTTTCTCCTTTCTGTTTCGGCCCCGCCACGGGGCCGATGTCGCAATACTCCCACGAAATAAAAAGTACGCGCAAGCCCCCCGTGCTATCGATCGGGGCGCCCGATCGGCCCGCGCACTTCGAGCGAGATCGGATCGAGCTCGAAAACGTCGCCGGCCGTATCGACGCCGACAAAAAGCACGTGCTCCTCGTTTTCCAAACTTGCCCGCCGGGATTCCATCAGCTCGGGGAGCTCTTCGGGTGCAACGCCCGCGTCCATCGAGTAGGCCTCTAGGCACGCGTCGATATACTGCGCGCGCTCGCCCTCGGCGTCTCCTTTGGTTTCAAAAATTAACGGTTCCGTGTCTTCGGGCGTCGTGCCCTCGAGCGGGATCGATAGGCCGGCCATTGTCTCCGTGATCGACGCCCAGCCGGTTTTCACAATCTCGGGCGCGGCGTTCATTCTTCGTCCTCAGCTTTCAGCGCCTCGAGCTCGGCGATCTCCGCGTCGAGCTCTTCATCGGTCATGTTATTAAAGCCGACAAAGCCGGTGAGCAAGTAGTGCATGAGCAGCATATCTTCGGCACCCTCGAGGATCCGAGTCATCGATTCGTCGACCAGAAAATCAACTTTTTCGTCGCGAGTCATAACGCCTCCAATTGTGAGTGATTCAAACATTCGACCAGCTAAAAGTACGCCCGAGCCCTTTGATAGTTTTTAGCCCGCGCTCACGTGCAAGCCGTTCCATGTCGAGAGCTCGAGCGTACAAGTCCGGGTGTCGTTCGCGCAGCTCGACGATCTCCTCGCGCTTGGACGCAGGGCAATGAAAGCAGCTTGACTTCGCTGGGATCGGCAACCCCGCCGCGGCGATCTCGAGCTTGCATCGGTCTCGGTCCCAGCCCCACTCGATCAGCGGGAATCGGTTTGCGTAACCATCCGCAGCTTTGCCCTCTGCCTTAAATCGGCGAACGCTATCGCGAGGGCCGGCGTCGTATCCGACACATTGCGTGACGGTCAGCCCTTGCGCCCATGCATCACGTGCCGGCTGCCAATTCTTCACAAACTTTCGCTGCGGGTCGATTTTCCACACGATCGAGCATTGATGTTGCCCGTACGCGAGCGCAGGAAGTACGCGATTGCGCACACAACTCTCCGACAAGCTCCGATCGTTTGATTTCGGCCGCGGATTCTTCACGACGGTGACGCGCGGAAATCCCACGCGATCGAGCCATCCATTGATGACCTCGAGGTACGCGTAGGTTTCCGGTTTTTCATCGCCGGTGTCGGCGAACAGAATCAGATCGGGCCGTTCGCCCCGTTGCCACAGGCCGACAAGCATGGCCGTCGAATCAACGCCCATGCCGTAAGCCACCACTAGTGGGTTTCGTGTAATCGGTTCCAAGTTCTTTCTCCTTTCTGCGGCCAGAGGCCGAATGGAATCCTCGTACAACTAGAATGCCCTGTCAACTACCGTCGACCCCTCCCGTGCAATATCGATTGCCAGATCATGAACAGTACAAATCGGATCATGCCCTGCTTCGGCGGCGGATCGGTCGGTAACTTCAGCGGCCCCGGTGGGAATTGCTTTTGTTTCATCCGCGGCGCTCCTTGTGCTCGAGGTCCGTCCCATCGAGCCACACTTCGCAACCGTTGCGCCATGCCGCATCGGAGCCGTGCTCGGTTTTGAATGTCTCGCATTTTGCATACGCGTGCCATTCCTTACCCGTCATGCGCAGTTGCTTTTCTTTATTGTAGTCCCAGCCCCAAAGCTTAGACCGACCCGGTAGGACAGTGGGTTTCATGCGTCCTCCATTGCTTTGGCCATGGCGGCACGGGCGACTTCGTATTCCGGATTTTTTTGACACCCAGCCACGCCAACCATGATCCCCTGCAACGCCTTAAGCAGCTCCGGCGCCGCTGCGATTAAACGGGCGTCTGCTTCTTCGCAATCCAGTTTTGTAAGCGTGGCGCTGCCTTCCTGCTGCGGGTAATCAATGAAAAAGTAACCGTGACGGGGGGAGTGCCTCAACTCCCAAGGGCCGGGGGTGTGCTGTGTCATAGGGCCCCCATTTGGTTAAGCACGTCCAACCGTACAAACGTCCGCACAGGATTGTCCGATCGGATGAACTCCTTGTCTGCCCCGCGCAGCAACTTGTTAAGAATCTCGGCACCGTTCTCGTCACTTGCTGTTAGCACACAGTCGACCCTCGTCAAAAAGTGCACTTCCTCGCGCTCACCGTGAATGGTTGCGTAGTCGGACTCCATTGCTCCAACATAAAATTTAGTTTTCACAGGGCCCCCTCAACTTTGCGAAGCACTCGCTCGAGCTCCGAGCAAACTTCGTAACTATCCCCCACCCCCGGAACCTTGAATCGGGGTGCGACATTGAGTGCGCGCAGAGCAAACCGCACGGCATTTAACAGTTCTGGGGCGCTTGCAAGTAATCGAGCGTCCGCCTCCCCACAATCCAGTTTCGTGAGGGTGTGCCCCTGCGCGTCCTGCTCATAGTCGATAAACCAATAGCCGTGGCGGGTTGATTGACGCAACTCCCACGGGCCCGGGGTATAGGCGCTCATTGTTGCTCCCCCGTTGCGTTCGCGATAGCGGTCAGAATCTGAGACTCGACGCGGTTCGCATCGAAGGAATCCGCGTCGGGATCGTTCAGTAATTTAACTACCTCGCGCAGGGCCTCAAGCATCTGCGGCGCAGCAACCATTAAGCGAACGTCGGGAATGTTCGTAGCGTAAACGCTAGCCACAGCCATCCCGTTCTCGCCGATTACCCTGTCCGCTCTGTCGATGCGGTCGGATTGAATCACTTCCCATGGCCCAGGGGTGTACTTCGACATGGTGGTCTCCTTTCTAACTTTCTACGCTGGAACATCCCAGCAACCCGAATCTATAACAAAGGCTCACGCCTCTGCAAGTGTGTACATGAGCATATGCCACGGGACCACGCCGTAGTGATAGCGCACGATCGGATCAGTGTCGATGCCAGACTTCGCGAGCTCGAGCACTTGCTTTCCAGAAAATAACAAGAGCTGCCCTTCCCTCGATGCGACCTTACCCGGCGGCACGTAGAGCACAAGAATGAACGTGCGCACTCCAAGCTCCGCATGGCGCGCATGAAATGCGATCTGATGTGGCGAAAGCTTCACCTTGCGGCCGTGCTTCACCACCTTGAGCTCGACCGGGACGAACTCGCCAGTTTGCTTCAGCGCAATGAAACAGTCCGGGATGCCGAGATTTACCCGCGACTCAATCCGGGTAATAAGGCAGTTTGGGAGGTTTTCCTTTAGGCGCTGGTACAGGCTCGTCTCTGGCTTCGCTGGCATCCACTAGCTCCTCTGCCTCTTCGGCTTCCTCGATCTCGGCGTCTTCGGGCTCGTCGTGCTCGAGCTGGATCGGCTCCTTGAGGCTTTCCTTCACCTGCTCTGGCGTGATGTCGATGATCGGGCTGCCGTTGCCGTACAGCTTTTTGATCTCCTCGAGCTTGCGCATGACCTCTTCCTTGCTCATGGAATCGATCGTGCCGTGCCTAATCTCCTTGCGATCGATGTAGATCGTTCCAAGAGCTTGCCCGCGACGGTACTCCGCTTGCACCGCGGCGCCATACGCCCCCGCGGCCAGAGCCTGGTCACGAATGATCTGTAAGTCCTTCATGTGCCGCTCGTACGTAGTTCCGTACTTCTCGGCCATCTCCGCTCGAGCTTTCTGGATCGCCGCGACAATGTGCGGGTTCTTGTCTGCGTTGGTCAGATCCTCGGCGCGCTTCTTGGCATGCTTCTCGGGCCAGCCCGCACGGACCACGGCCTCCTTGAGCGTGACGTGTCCGTCCCCCGAGACAAACTCGTTGACGAACTTCCATTCCTGCGTGGTTAGCTCACGGTTCTTGTGTGGCTTCACGGGCCGCGATAACTTCTCCAGCGTCTGCGGCTGGAGGCCCTTGCCGATCTTCTTGCCGAACTCCTTGTCAGCCTTGCTGCGTAGCTTCACGCAACCCTCCACACGCGCCAGCCGTCCTCGACCTTGCGGCATGAGAACTTCGTCCCGTGGCGCTTGGAGTACATCCATGCAGCGCTGCGGGCGTTCTTCGCCGACTCGGCATCGGCTAACAGGAAACTGTCCCCCACGGCCATGACCGGGAAGGGGTACTTCTCCCGCTGGGCTTCGGCGGGGATTGGAATGCCCGAATCAACTCTTAACATGCCACTAGTCTACTGCGGACAATTCATGGGCGTC